CCCGCAACGAGCGGGAGGCGCAGAAGCTCCTCCTCAAGGCGACCTACGCGTACGAGCGCCTGCCCGAGTGGATGCGCTCGAGAGGCCCCCGCCGCGTTGCTCGCAACGTGCAGAAGCTGCCCTTCGCCAACTCGAGCCTTATAGAGTCGCTCCCCTCGAAGGAAGACCCCGCCCGAGGATCCGCAGTCATGCTGATCATCGTGGACGAGTGGGCGTTCTTCGAGAACTCGGAGGAAGCCTGGGCTGCCATCGAGCCCGTGACCGACATTGGTGGGCGTGTCATCGGGCTCTCGACTGCCAACGGCGCAGGCGCCTTCTTCGAGACCTTCTGGAACATGGCGGTAACGGGCATCTCGGGCTTCAAGCCGATGTTCTACCCCTGGTGGGCGAACGACGAGCGCAACGAGGGGTGGTATGAGACCAAGAAGCGCACGATGCTCGAGTGGCAACTGCACCAGGAGTACCCCACTACCCCCGAAGAGGCGTTCATCAAGTCGGGGAACCCTTACTTCGACCTCGATGCGCTACACGCCATCGAGCCGACCGAGCCCACCCGCGGCCACCTCGAGGCGTACGAGTCGCTCAAGTCACCGACCTTCCGCAGCTCGCCTCAGGGCGAGCTGCGTGTCTGGGACCGTCCAGAGCTGACGGACGGCTACGTCATTGGCGCAGACGTGGCCGAAGGGCTCGAGCACGGGGACTTCTCCTGCGCCCACGTCATCAGCCTGCGCAAGGACAAGGTCGTGGCAGTGTGGCACGGCCACATCGACGCCGACCTCTTCGGCGGGGTTCTGGCCCAGCTCGGCTGGTACTACAACACCGCGTTTATCGGGTGCGAGGTGAACAACCACGGCCTTACGACCTGCAAGGCGCTCCAGCGCCTGCAGTACCCCCGCCTCTACTACCGCCGCGAGCTGGACGGGCGCTCGGGCGGGGGCATGTCCTCGAAGGTCGGCTGGTACACCAGCTCGAAGTCGAAGCCCCTGCTCTGCGACGAGCTGGCGATGGCCGTCCGAAACGAGCTGGTACTCCTCGACTCGGAGACCATCGCCGAGATGGTCACGTTCGTTCGAGACGAGAAGGGCAGGCTCTCGGGCTCACCCTACGACGACCGCGTGATGTCGCTGGGGGTCGCCAACCAGATGCGACGCCACCACCGCTCAGAGTCGTTCGTGGTCGAGCGGGACTCTTACTTCACCCTCGAGTACTTCCGCGAGAAGGCCCTTGCCAACAGGGACGAGGGTGTTCCTCTGGGGGCACACAACGTGCGGCGGAGCGGATGAGGGGGCAGGGGGACACCTCGTCCCATTACTCATGGAACTCGTGATCCTTCTCGTGATCGTCGTACTCGTCATCATCATCGTGAAGTCGCTCGTCTAGTCGTGCCCAACTACCTCTACGTGTGCCAGTTCGGCCATGAGCAGGCTGTTCAGCACCCGATGGCGGCGTGTGACGTCCCTCGCTACTGCGAGGGCTACGTCGGCGACATGCCCTGCTCCGAGCCGCTCCAGCGGGTGATGGGCGCCAACCTCCAGTTCACGTTTGGGCGAGAGCACTTCCACAACTCCACCATCGCCGAGGGTCAGCGCAAGGAGATCGAGGGGGCCAAGCGCCTCGGCCACCCGATCGAGCCGATGGGTCGCCACTACGCGGGGCCAGTGAGGGTCTAAGTTGCCCGACTTCACCAGTTCGGGCGGATTCGACTCCGAATCCCTGCCGTTCATCTCCAAGACAGAGACGCTCAAGCGGTACCGAGGCCGAGTCGAAGCCTCGAAGCAGTGGCGCGACGACGAGAAGTTCACGTCCACCTGGAAGCGTCTCCGCGACATCTACCGCCTGCGCATGTTCTCGGCGTTCTCCGAGGAGGACCGCATCGCTGTTGCCGTGGCATTCGCCACGGTCAACGTGATTGCCCCGTCAGTAGCGGTGAACCACCCGAAGATCGTGGTCCTCGCCCGCAACGAGCTGTACCAGGACCCCGCGGGCGCCGCCGAGAACGTCGTGAACTACTGGTGGCGGCACCACGACGTGAAGCCCGACTTCCGCCACGCGGTCAAGGACTTCCTTGTCTACGGCCACGGCTGGGTCAAGGTCGGGTGGCGGTACAAGGAGGGCGAGCGCGAACTCGAGCCCGAGGAGCGCAGCCAGGTTGCCGTCCAACAGATCGGCGAAGCCGACGAGTACGCCGCGGCTAACCCTGACCTGGCTGGCGACATGCCGACCGACGACGAGATCCGCGACCTCACGCCCCAGACCGAGCCTCTCGTGATCGAGGACCGCCCCTTCGTGGAGCGCGTGAGTCCCCTCGACATCTTCGTTGACACCGAGGCCAACAACGAGCGCGAGCTGCAGTGGATTGCCCAGCGCATCGTGCGTCCGATCGAAGAGGTCAAGCACGACAAGCGGTACAAGGCAGGGATCCGTCGCAAGGTGAACGCCGACAAGACCGCGAAGTGGCACAACGAGGATTCGGCACACCACTCGAAGGAGGACGTCCAGCGGGTGACCATCTGGGAGTTCTACGACCTCCAGCGGGAGCAGATGTGCGTGTTCGCAGACCAGGGTGATGGCTTCCTGATTGATCCTGTCCCGCTTCCGTACAGTTACGGGCACCCGTTCGTGATGATCAGGAACTACGAGGTTCCTGATCAGTTCTACCCGATCGGCGAGATCGAGGCGATCGAGCCGTTGCAGAACGAGCTGAACGAGACCCGCACGTCGATGGTCAACGCGCGCAAGATGGACCAGCGCAAGTGGCTCTATCGTAACGGCGCGTTCTCGCCCGATGGGCTCGACGCCCTGCGTTCGAGCAAGGACAACGTCATGGTCCCCGTCGACTCTGACGAGGACTTCAACCGACTGATCTCCCCGATGCCCAAGGAGCCCGCCCTCCAGCCTGGGATGTACCAGCACTCGGACCAGATCCTCGAGGACGTGGACCGCGTGACTGGTGTGAGCGAGTACCAGCGGGGGATGATCCCCGAGACGCGCCGCACCGCCACCGAGGCGTCGATGATCCAAGACGCGGCCAACGCGCGCGCCGCCGACAAGCTCGACATCATCGAGACCGCGATCTCGCAGGTCGCCCGCCGCCTTGTGCAGCTTGCCCAGGCGTACCTCACTGGTCCGCAGGTCGCCAGGATCACCAGCGAAACCGCCGACGCGCAGGGGTGGCTGTCCTACTCCCGCGAGTCGATTCAGGGTGAGTTTGACTTCAACGTGGAGGCAGGCTCGACTCAGCCCCAGAACGAGACCTTCCGCCGACAGCAGGCGATGCAGCTTGCCCAGGCGATGGCCCCGTTCGTGCAGATGGGCATCGTGAACCCGACGGAACTGGCCGCGCACCTCCTGCGCGAGGGCTTCGGGGTCAAGAACCCCGAGCGGTTCATCCAGCAGCTGCCGATGATGCCGATGGGCGCGCAGCCGCCTGGCGCCGAGGGACAGCAACGTGGGGGCGGAGGCGGAGCCCCGCCTGGATCCGAACAGACGCCGCCCGACACGCTGGGCGGGACTGACGCTGTCCCGCCCGAGGTGCTCGCACAACTCGCGGGCCAGATCGGCTTCAAGAAGCCGAACACCCTCAAGGGAATGGTCCCGACCGCCACGCTGAACGGCGGGGGTGCAATGGGTCCCGCGGCGCCATAATGGGCTTCACCATCGACGAGGCTTACGCGAAGCTCTCTACCAAGTACGGGGCTGGCAACCTCGGTGACCTGCTGAACAAGTTCAACTCGCTCCGCGGGTTCGACACGACAGGCGCGAGTCACGGGTGGTATGGCACGGGCCTTACTGTGCCTGCTGGTGACCTTGACATTCGCGTTCGCGTCACCCTGAACGACTGGTCGCCCGCCACAACCGCCCGCCTTGTGCAGGGCGACAACCTTGTTGCTGCTCCCAACTACACGTTCTACAGCGACGTGCAGCCGACAGGGGTGTTGCAGGCCTACTGGTCCTTCAATGGGACCGCTCTCTGGGGTCCCTTATCGACAGTCGCGACAGGGTTCGCGGACGGTTCGACCGCTTGGCTCCGTTACGTTCTTGACGTGGACAACGGTGCTGGTGGTAAGGACACCAAGTTCTACACCTCGACCACCGACACCAATGACCCAGGCGCACCAGCCTGGACCCAGCTTGGCGCGACCGTCACGCAGGCGGGCACGGCGACCGCCGTGAACCCTGGCAACGGAACACCCGTCACGCTGGGGTCAGCGCTCTCTGTTGTTGGGCGAACCCATGTGGTGCAGTTTCGCTCGGGTGCCAGTAATGCTCCCTACATGACGCTTGACGCGACGAGCCTGCCCCGTACAGGAACCATCACAGACGCTCAGGGTCGCGTTTGGACGAACTACACGGGAGGCAACCGCCGCCTGCGGCTTGGTCGCAACCTTCGTCAGGGCAACACAGACTTCTACGCGGAAGAGCTGGCCCGACTGTCCCTCGCCCCCAGCACGAACTACACCCTCGACAGGGCAAACCAGTTCTGGTCGGCGGTCACAGCTGCGGGGCTCTAATGCCTGACCTGTCCCGCAGCCTGCCGCGGGTCGACACTGTCGCCGCCAACGGCGGCGGGGAGGTCTTCTTCCCCTCGGGCACCTACACCGTGGACGCACCTATCCAACTGAAGTCTCTCGAGGGCTCCAAGCATCGGTTCAACGGCGACATCTACGACAACGCGGCTAACCGCGCGAACAAGACAGGGATTCGCTCGGACCCGTACGAGCGTTCTCGCCTCGTACTCGAGGATGAGGCCGCCGAACGCGCTGCCGAGATCTTGCGTCGGCGCGGCAAGCTCAAGTAGCTCGCGCGGCAACAATGCCGCTTTCCCGCAAGTTCGCAACCAACCTGGCATAAGGAACACTCGCTCGTGACCAAGAGTTCGCGCCGCCAGAAGGAGAAGTGGATCTGGCGCGGGATGATCCTGCCCCTGGTGGGGTCCTACTTCGCCGCGCGTCAGCTGGACATGCTCTCAGTGTGGGCCGACTGGACCCTTCTGGGTGTGACCGCACTCTCGTTGCACACACAGGCTACCTCGGCAGAGGCAGTCGAGGAGATCACCTACCAGGGGACACTTCCTCCCATGTCATAGGCATCACGCGCAACGGAACAACCTTCGGGACTCCAGGGAGCGAAGTGAGCGACGAAGTCAACACGGAGGAGCTTGACTCCTCCAACGAGGGACTCGCCGACGAAGTAGTCGACGAACAACCCGACCCCAGCGTCGATGAGGGCGCGGACCAGGGAGTCGAGACCGACCCCGAGCAGTACACCGTCAAGGTGGACGGCGAGGAGTTGCAGGTCTCGCGAGACGAACTGGTCAACGGTTACCAGCGGCAAGCGCACTTCACACAAGAGTCGCAGAAGCTGGCAGCCGAACGGCAAGAACTGCAAGCAGCGCAGACCGTGTTCGAGAGACTGCGCGAAGACCCTGTCGAGACGATTCGTCAACTACAGGAACACTTCGCCGAGCAGCTCGAAGCATCGGAAGCCGAGGGCGTCGAACTTGACCCCGAGGAGCAGCGCCTACAGCAGGTCGAGACGTTCATCGAAGAGCAGCGCCAGCGTGAACTCGAGGGCGAGATGGAACAGACGTTCCGTCAGCTCGAAGAGACGTACGACGGCAAGGTAGAGGACCGAGAAGGTCTCCTTCGCTACGCGATCGAGAACCAGATCGGCTCGCTTCCCGCCGCACTCGTCTACCTTCGAGAAGAACTCGGGGCACAGGCCGCAGCGATCCCCTCTGACGCAGAGGTGCTCGAGCAGAAGCGACAGGATGCCACCTCGAGTGGCAACCGCCGCTCCGCCTCAAGTGCCGCTGGGAAGCAGGAGATTAAGTCGGTCGAAGACGCGTGGGCGGCTGCCAAGGCCGAACTCAACTGGGAAGGCGACTTGTAGTCGCCCCTGACCACGGAGACTGAACACCCCACATGCCTGCAGGAAACGCCAGTTACGACGCACTTCTGACGACCACCCTGCGGAACGTCACGAAGAAGATCCAAGACGCGATCTTCGATCACGTCACGCTGCTCTACTGGCTGCGTGAAGGCGACCGCATCGAGAAGGTCTCGGGAGGCTCCCACCTGACCGAGCCCCTGATGTACGCCTCGAACTCCACGTTCGGGTCGTTCGCGGGTTACGACAACGTCCTGACCACGCCGCAAGAGGGCTTTACCACCGCAGTCTACGACTGGAAAGAGTGGGCAGTCACAGTCGCCATCTCCAACGCCGAAGAGGCGAAGAACAGCGGAGAGGCCGCAATCCTCAACCTCCTCAAGGCCAAGATCAAGCAGGCCGAGATGAGCGCCGAGGACGGGCTCAACGCGATGCTCTACGCCGACGGCACGGGTAACGCCTCGAAGGACCTGCTTGGTCTCTCGAAGCTCGTGGACGCCACCAGCACTGTCGGCGGCATCGACCGCACCGACGCCCTGAATGCCTGGTGGAGGGCGCAGGTCACGGCGGTGGCTGGGGCGATCTCCATCGCCAACACCGAGACCCTGTACAACAACTGCA